GGTTGTTGTTGTTGACTACTCATGTACTGCTCTTGTGCAGCATTGATAGCAGGTGCTACAGCAGGTCCACCCAACTTCATCATCATCTCCTGTTGTTGGGCTTGCTGCATAGCTTGTTGAATTTCTTCTTGTGTCTTAATCAATCCTTCAGTCTCTATACCTAACGCTGTAGCTCTTCTCTTGAAGTAGTCAGATACGTTAACATATTCTGCAACTGCTTGAGGACCAACGATTTGATTAGCTCCTGCAAGGAATAGATCAAGCTTCTGTAAATCATTACCTCGTCCTAGTGCTTCAACACCAGTAACGATAGTAGGTTTAACAATGTCTTTAGGTAACTTAGGAAGTCTGCCTTCTTTACTCATCCTTGTCATTAACCTAGTAACGACAGGCATTTGAAACTCTTGTGATAATAAAGAATACAATCCACCAAGTGCAGCTTCTAACTCCTGAGATAACATACGTATCTCCTCTGCTGTTACTCGTTCTGCATCTCTGACTACACCACTGTTAAGTAGGAAAGCTTGAGACAATCTGTCACTGATTCCATTCATTACTCCTTGTGCAGTACGGAAGTCATTGAACTTGTTAAGCTGTAGAACAGATACATCTCCGTCACTACCTTGTACAATTGCACCGTTAGGAGATTCAGATAAAGTCTTAGCTCTAGTTGTACCGTTAGGATTAACCATGAACAATACCTTAGCTGCTGCTGCACTACCTTCGACTATCGCTTTTGTTAATGACTCTAAAGATTTAAGATCACCAATGTACTCCTCTACAAATCCTCGACCATAGTCTTCACCGTCTATCCTGGTATAACGAAGAGGTAGGAACGGAGTCTTCTCGACAGGATACCTACCCTTTGACTCTTCTATAACAATTCCTTTTACATCTTGTTGTACTACAAATTCATTTCCTTCTCTAACAACAGAGGTATATAGATCACAGCTGTTCTCTTTCTCTTGACGATAGACCTCTTCTCTTACAGACTCAGGAAGCATCATCGGAGCAACAGTCTCTTTGATAGCTATGTGAGTTACGTTACCCATTGGGTCTCTCTTAACTACATAACGATCTAATCGAAACACTCTCATCCCTCCGTCATCAGGTAGGTACAATAAAGTATTACCTGTGACCAATAGATTCTTTAACGCTTCAAACACTCCTACTCTAAATGCTTCGACTTCTACTTCTTGAGATACACTTCGTTCTACATCTGCTAATGCTTTCTCTAGGTCAGTACGCAATTGCTCTCCTCCCTCTGGTCCTAGCTCCTGCTTTGCTTTATCTAATTCATACTTGTCTATGACCAAGCGGAAGAAGGGAGCGTTAGGCGGTAACAGTGCTAACAATAACTTAGATGCTAGGTTGTTAACTCCTCTTGCTCCTACTCCTTGATATGGTGTGTAGTACTTAGTAGAGTGACTATGCCCATCGGGTGGCATTATGTAAGGTATCGTCAACTCAGATGAGGTACGACCTCTATCCAAGAATGACCAACGCTGATTCTCTAAGCTAGTATATAGCCCTTGTGCAGTTTCTTTCATTATACTCCCTCGTAATATTTCCATTCAGTTCCGTTGTACACAGCTAGAGTAGGTGTAGCTTTGTCAGTAACAAAGTAAGTCAGTCCTAGTCCAGGAGAACCTTCAGCTAGTATATAAGCTTCTGTGTTATACTCTGCTTGGAATGTTGTACTTGCTGTAGCTGCCTCATCAAATGCGTAAGTCTTTCCAAACGAAGGTCTTACGAACTTATTAGGTATAACAGTTAAGCCACTCGGAAGATTCTGAGTAGCGGTTGGAAAGGTAAGCGACATTACTTACAGAGAATCAGTAGAACCTGTAGCGTATACACTGTAAGTACCATCTGTTCTAGCTGATACATTTCCTCTGATCTGTTCGTAGTGTCCGTGGTCATCTCTTACCATTACAGAACCATCAGCTGTTACAGCTTCAGAGTGAACGACAAACCAAGAACCACCGATGTAGGCTTCAATGTCTACCGTGCCTCCTGTGGTTACTGCGGAAGAAGCGATCACAAAGGTCCAACCCTTAGAACGCTCTACTGAGAATGAACTGCCAGCCCCTGTCGCTGAGACAGATGATAGCAAAGTCTTTTTTGAGAGTGTGCGAAGCATAGTATTATATAGTTATATTGTTATTAGGAAGACATGTAGACACCAGTACCACCAGCTGATCCACCAAGTGTAGGTCTAGCAGAACGCTTGAGTTGTGCTTGTGCTCCTACCTTCTTCTTCTTAGGTTGTGTTTGTCTAACAGTCTTAGACCCTTCAGCAACAGGAGGAGGTGGTGGTGGAGGTGCTGGAGGTGGAGGAGGCGGTGGAATATCGGGTGCTGACATACACATATCTAGTCTTTCGTTAAAATGTTTTGTTGAAGTTGATCGTTATAAGTTTGTCTTAGGTATCTAATTACAGATACTTGACCACTCTTAAACCAAACATCTTTTTCTGTGTTCGTCAAGTCAGGACATTTGTCAGGGTATAATTCCTCTAAGCGTTTAATCATAGCCTCGCTTATAAGAGGCATTAGTTCGTCTTCCATTATTGCGTGTCTCCAGTCCATGTATAACTCCTATCATCTAGTTCTTGTGGTAGCTTACCTTTGTTAATCTGATCCTCGGTCCACAGGAAAGCACTAGCGTTCCACAGTATAGCACCTGCGTGATCTTCTTTATCATCTCCTTCACTCAATGCTAACAGATGTCTGCTCATGCTATCTATTAATCTACTGAGAGGGAATCCGTTGTGCCAGTTGTTGTCTCCGTAGAGTTTGCCTCCTTCTTCAAATCGTTTGGCAAGGGATCGAAGGGCGATTGGAGGAATAAGGCTGAATCGTCCTCGTCCAGTAGCCCTGTCACGCTCCGCACCAGTGGCATAATGTTCTTTCTCTCCAGAGTTTGGTAGTTCTTTGGTGTCCATAGTTTTGTTATTTGTTTTTGTTTCTTATTGTATTCTTGTTTTCTTAATAGTCTTGCCATCCAAGCATTCATCAAGGCTTCCTGTTCGTCTTGTCCCTTCTTAGCGTACAAAGCTACAACAGATTCCCAAGTGTAACCGTGTTCGTCCAACCACTTCTTAGCAGTCACAGCTCCTACCCCCTTCGCTCCACTGAATCCATCTGTTGAATCTCCCATTAGTGATTGTAGTAGGTGGAAGTTATCTGCTTCTTCTTCAGTAGGTTCATGGTATTCCTCTCTGTTATAATCATAGAAGATTCCTGGTACACTCTTGAAGTCCTTGTCGATTGATACGATGATACGCTTGTCTAGTCTGTTAGGTCTTTCAGTTGCTAGGATACTGAGTACATCATCTGCTTCTACATTAGCCCACAGCTGTGCGTCTAGTTCATTAATCATCCATTCCTTCATAGGCTTTAGGATGACAGGCAGTACTGACTTTCTTCTGTTAGACTTGTAGTCAGGGAATAGTTTCCTTCTGAAGTTTGCTCGGTCACTAAGTGCTAACACTACTTCATCTGCTTTAAGTAAGTCTTTGAATTGTTCTATCCTTCCAATGACTCTGTTCTTTGCTACTGCCATGTCTGCGTGTACAGTCCAAAGCTCCTCTTCCCATTGTATATTTTCTTGTGCTATGATTGACGATTCAAATGCTAACACATCAGCGTCAATTAGTATGGTTGTTTTACTCATAGAATATGCTCCAGTTCTCTTGGTATTTTTTATGTTTTGATTTACTGTTAGGTAGGATGTTTAACTTTACACCTAATCCTTTTATTTCTTTTCTTGGTATCATCCACCATGTCTTCTCAGGTATGACATAGCATCCGACTACATCTATTGTATCACACATTGGTTCTTTACTTGCCAATCCTTTACTCGTTGAAACCATATAAGTATTAGCTGAAGACTTCCTCGTTGTTGATTTAATCTGTACCTTTAAAGTACCAGCAGGGCAGGTGACAATGAAGTCCCAAGGCATAGGTGTGGTAGGTAAGTGAGGCTCAAAGTTTCTCTCTAAGCATTCCGTTGTGAACCTCGACTCTGCTATAGCTCCTATCCGTTGTGGGTTTGATGAGGGCATATTTAAATCAGTTGTATCATACAAGCTAGCTAGCGACAAGTAGTAATCGTATGTTAGTGCGTCTCTGCCCATGACTCTCCTACTTTATATTCACCGTCCATAGGACACTTCATCTTTAACTCTCTACCTGCTGACTGGATTGCTTTAACAGCTAACTCTCCGTATGTCTCTACTAACTGAGGTTTAACTTCAGCTTGGAACTCATCGTGTATGTTACCTACAAATGAATACTCTCTTCCGTGTTGCCATCCGATGTCTGTTAGCTTGGTGTGTAGTTTAATCAAAGCCACCTTCATGAGTACAGCACCAGCTGATTGCAGTAACATATTGAGTGCAGCGTGTTCACTTCTTATTGGTAGAATCCTACCGTCTAATCCTGTTAAGCATCCGTTCTGTTCTGCTTTCTCTTTGATTAATTGTTTCAGTATCTTTAACGCTGGTAAGTTAGACAGGAACTTCTTCTTTAATCTACTACCATCTTGTGCTGTACCCTCTACTATCTCACCTATCTTTGCATCCCCTGCTCCGTAAAGGAATCCATAGATGAATGTCTTAGCTTGGTCTCTAGTCTTTAACCCTGCTGCCTTCTGATTCACAGTGTGTATGTCTCCTTCCAGTATAGCTTTAGAGTACTCCCCTCCGTCCCAAGTAGACAGGTAATGTGCAAGCATTCTTAACTCTAACCCACTAGCATCACAACCTACTAGCTTGTAACCTTTTTTAGTTATGAATAAAGAACGACACTCCTCGCCATACTCTGCTCTTGTAGCTGGTACTTGTGCTAGGTTAGGTAGACTATGAGTACACCGTCCTGTCACTGCTCCGTTTGTATTGACTCGTCCGTGGATTCTGCCATCCTTAACTAATCTTAGCCATCCATTCTTGCCTTCAGCTAATTGCCCAAGTCTTTTTACGACTAACAGATAATCGAGCAAAAGCTTGGCAGATGGATGGTCTATTGATTTAAGTGTAGACTCATCGATCTTCACAGTCTTACCGTCATTCGATAGAGGTATTTCAAAACCTAAAGCCTCAAGTCTTTCTTTGATTTGCTTACGACTACCAGGATTAAAAGGTATGATCTCTTCCTTTACATCAAGTGGTTCAGCTTTGTTGACTAAGTTCTGTACCATGCCTCTACTCTTCAGTATCTTTTTAAGTTCTACTTTAGTAGGTGCATTGATAATCTCCACTCCATCCACATGTTTAATAGTCAAGGAGTATCCCTGCGGAGTCTTCATCTTGTTAACAGTAGGTTCAAACATTTTTTGCAGCTGATCTTGTAGCTTTGCTCGTATGCCATTTAACTTCTGCTCTAGTTGTTCCGCTTTATCTATATCAAACGCAAAGCCTTGGCTCTCTTGTAACCTGATGATGTAAGCAAACCAATGTTCAATAGCTAACATCTTCTTGCTAGGTTCTAGCTTGATTAAGTATTCGTACAAGGTCTTAGTTACTAACACATCTCGTTCACAGTACTTCTTCATCTCTTCGTTGTAGCTGTCCCAAGCATCCTCGTTCTCACCGTAAGTAAGCTTTAACATCTGACCCATCCTGTGTCCCCATGCCTTCAAGCTGTGACTACCTACTAGCTTAGGATCAAAGTCCTTACGCTTGAAGTCATCTTCTCTAAGGTCAGGGTTCAAGCATCTACTCATTACGAGAGAGTCTTGTACTCGGACCAAGGGTGGATGGAAGTTATACAACTTAGCTAACGCAGGTAGATCAAAGCCTATGACGTTATGTCCTACGATCTTGTCTGCTTTGCTTAACATATTAAGTCCTTCCTTTATCCCTTCACCTTCAAATGTAATCATCTTACTGGCGATAGGATCATAGATGGATATGCAATGACAGACCTCAAGGTCACTCAAATTAGTGAAGTCCTCAATGCCGTTGGTTTCTATATCAAAGAATAGTATTTTCATATTATTAAAACGGACTTGGTCCGCTGTTGGTTGTTATTGTTTTGTCTTTGAATACATCCTCACTCTCGGTGTACCTACCGCTATCAGCATTATAAAATAATGTAGATGCCAGTCCAGTCTCACCTGAGAATCTATTCTTTAAGACTCTTACTTTTGTTTCGTTATTGTTTTCTTTTTGTTGGTTTCTCTCTAGTCCTATTACCATATCGCTGAGTTGTGGTATCGAATGACTACCTCTCAAATCTGCAAGTCTAGTGACTCCTCCCTCTTCGTGTCCTCCTCCATTGGGTGGTCTTCTAAGGTGTGATACTAACACCATGCCACATCCAGTCTCTTCTACTAAGCTTCTTAGTTGTGTCATCGTGTTATCAATTAACCTTCGTTCATCATCTCCTTGAATACCACTAACCACAATAGATAGATGGTCAAGGAATATCCACTTACATCCTAATCCTTTGCACAGGTAGCGTATCTTTGATAACAGATTATCACTCTCCGTACTTCCGAAGTGGTCATAGGTATAGAAGTTCTTGTTACCCATAGTCTCATCGAATGCTTTGCGTAACTCCTCCTCCTTCAGATCATTCTCTAGGTGCAAAGGTTTGTTTAGATGAATGCCCATGATACCAAGTGCAGTACGTCTTACTGATTCTTCCAGTGCTATATAACCTACAGTCTCGCCAAGTCCAAGGAGATGGTGACAAACTTCGCGACAGAACAGAGACTTTCCTATCCCTGATCCAGCACAAAGTGTCACTAGTTCTCCTCGTCTTATACCGTGTGTCATATCATTCAAAGAAGCATACGGATATGGTTGTGACTCAGAAGTATCCTCCTTTATCACAGCCTCCCATATGTCCTCCCCTCCTACTATCCCATCAGGTCTGTACTCTCTCGCTTGCCATAGACAATTAACCAACTCCTCGCTACGCTTCGCCACTAACATATCATTAGCATCCTTTAAAGGTAGCTCTGCTATGTGTGCTTTACCAGGAGTCAAGAGTGCTGCACATTTCGCAGCTCCATCTCGTCCTGGATCATCGTTGTCAAAGCAGAAGATTACTTTCTCGAAGCTTTCCAACCAATCAATTGCTTGACTGACATACTTCTTCGCTCCCCCTGCTCCGTTCGGTACACTCACTACAGCCCACTTGTTTCCGAAGGCTTGACTAACACTTAACGCATCAATCTCTCCTTCACATACCACTACTCTTCTTCCACCACTACTCCAAAGGTGCTGTCCGTATAAGCCATACAGCTCTCCTTTGATAGAGAAAGTTTTGTTAGCGAATCGTAGTTTCTGTGCGACAAGTGCTCCATTCCTACTCTTGTAGTTAGCAATGTGTACTGGTTCTCCGTTGTGCGTACCGATATGGTAGCCCCACTTCTGACAAGTCTCCTTCGTTAAGTTCCTTCTCGCTACTTCTTGTGGTTTACCTTGTATAAATGACGTGTCTTTGTTGGTTGTTGGTAGTGTCATAGTTTGTTGTCTGCCTCGACTGTATGTAGCACAGCTGAAACACATTGTGCTTCCGTCTTCGTTGACTGCAAGAGCGTCACTCGATCCACACTTTGCACACTGCTGATGCGTTCTAGTGAAAGCCATGATTTTGGTACTTGTTTATGTGCATATAATATTCCTTTCTTTTCACACCACATTGCATAGGTAGTCTTACTTCCCTTGCGTATCTTGTTGTGTGCGTTTTGAAATAACAACCTAATGTCTAAGTCAGGATGTTGTTCCTTGATTAACAAATGCTTGGACCTATCCTCCGTGACCCACCTCCCCTTGGTTTCAATAATGATTCCGTTGGGGAGGATGAAGTCAGGAGTGTAAGTACTAAGTCGCTTGTATTCAATGACTAACGATTCATATGTGTAGTCAATGCCACAGCGTTTTAGTTGTGAAGCAATTCTCTCTTCAAATCCAGACCTAAAAGTCTGCTTTGATAACGTCTTCTTCTTCGGCATCGAGGGCTTGGTCTAGGGTTTCACCTCCGTTAACATATCCTCCCTCAACCTCAGTAAATCCAAAGGATTCTGCTGCTTGAGTGGATAGTTCTCCGTCTGCTAACTCTATCACTTGAACACCTAATAACTCTAGTGTTATACCCACCCCTAATAAAGGAGAGAACCAAGGTTTGGGGCGTACGTTTAAGCGTACCTTTGATCCACCTCTTACGATCACTTCTCTGTCCCAAGGATTACCTTTGGAATCGAACAGACCTAATGATCTAGTGTAGTCACTACCATCTTTACGCTTACCATTCACTGGTTTTAACTTAGCTTTTAATACATAAGTATCTCCTTCTAATTGGACAGGTAAATCATATGTCTTTACCTTCTTGCCAGACTCTTCTGCTTGCTCTTGTTGTTTCTTCTCAAGGATAGGTTGTATCTTTTTAATAATAGATTCACCTTCTTGTTTAGTTAGTATTATACCACAGCTATACTCTCCTTCAGGTACGAACTTTGTACTCGGAGTGTTAACCCAAGGGTACTGTGCAGTTCCTACTGATGTCGTTATTGCTTCTTCTCTCTGTCTCGATTTTATCGCCATTGTTTTTCTGTGTTTTTATTTATTATGAGAATATATACTGGCAGTCGTTTAGTGCCGACACATCTAGTGTGCCAAGTTCAGGGCTGTCTTCCAGTGTACATCCTCGCTGTGCTTCAATCTCATCCTTGAACTTGTTGATAAGATCATCGCTAAAATGTTCTGTGTAAATCTCTCTTAATTGTTGGTGCATCTTCGGTCCGTTCGGGCTTTGAGTTGCAAAGCTGTCATGTATAGATGCTATAGAATAATTACTTTTGCAAGCTAATTCCATCATCACACTTGCATCTAAGCTGTGTATAAAATTAGGTACGATTGCTCGTGCCATCCTCTTACTGCTCACTCCCTTCTGTCTATTGTTAAAAGCTAAGATAGTATTTTGCATGTTCAATATGCTGTGTACTTTAATAATTGTTTGATCGTATAGAGCTTGTACAATTTCCAATCCGAAGGGTGTAGTCCAAGTCAAAGGCTCATCTGTCCTTGCTATTCTTTTGAACCATCTCATCAATTCGATGTGTGGTTGGATAAGAGCGTTCGCTTTATCGTTTATCAAACTAGCTAGGTAGATCATAGCCTCGTTGTAATCCTCCTTACTGAACGGACTACCTATACCTTGCTTTAGTTTTTTAACAACAGCTTCTTCAAGTGCATCCTTACTAGTGTATCCATTCATACCAAAAGGTTTACACATCACTATCTTCTTAGTAAAGCTACGGTCTATTCCAAACTTTAACCAGTCACCAGCTAAACTATTCTTACTCTTGTCTTTCATTAACCTATCGTATACTTGATCGGCTACTTCCTGGTATATGTCTTGTGGTTTACGGTCAGGTAACAAGTTAACGTGATGTCCTGACTGTTCGTCCCTTGTTAGTAGGCTAAGGATTTGTATAGCGTTACAGCTAGCGTCCATGTGACAAGGTAACTTCGTCTTGAATCCCCATCCTTGTTCTTTAAACTCTGCAAACTCAAAGCAAAAGTGTATGAATGCCCACGGATCACTCGCTTCATGCCACCAAGTACACTCCATAGGATCATTAGCACATTCAAGTATCAAGTCCTTCTTCTTATCTACCCAGTCCAAGCGTTTAACAAAGCTACCTTTAACTCCAAACACATTAGCTCCGTGAACACGTAACCATCGACTGTCCTCGTAGTTATTTATCGCGACACCTTCAGCAAATTGTAGCACACTCCTTCCAAAGTCACAGGATTGTGGGTTAACATAGCTTGGTATGGCATACACTCTTCCTCTGTAATCCATTTGATAAGGAAAGTAGAACTCGTCCATCTCACTGTATCTCTTTGCTACGTTAAGAATCTTTAAGCACCTCATTCGTTGTCCGTTACTACGAAAGTTGTACTCGTATATCTCCTTCGCCCTTCTCTTCCACTCACTAAATGCTTCGGGATCAGTCTCTGCTAGGTTAGGTATAGTTTCTAACGGTTCAATCAAGTCGCTCTTCTCCATCCCTCCAATCGTTAAGCCTTTACTCCAAGCCCATTGCATCAAGTTCAACATCTTAGGGTTAATCTTCCAAGCTACTCGTTGCAGTCGGTTAAGAGGTTCATAAGCTACGGACAAGTCACGATGCTTTATACCATCGTTGTTCTTGATCTTCATGATAGGTAGAGTAGGTAGTCCTTCAGAATTATATCCTCCTCCGTAGTTATCTACCCAGTCAATAGGTGGTTTTGGAGTAGCCAAGTAGAACGGACGGATAACTTCACAGTTCTTATCGTACTTATCCACCCAAGCATACAAGTCCTTGTTAGGAGCTAGTGTCTTTCTCTTTTGTCTAAGACTAGAGTACTTAATCTTAACGTGATACAAATTAGTTTGCATCCTTATCAATTCAATAAGCCAAGACCCTAACATTATCTTGTTCCGTTGACTCCAAAGTTCAAACCTTTTATATCGTCCTTGTTTGTGGTACTTCCTTTCTTTATCCCAAAACTTATTAACAAATTTATTCCTAGTCAGTACATCCTTTTGATCTCGTTTCAATAGCAACCAATCGCTTTCGGACACGTACTCTTTAAAGTAACGGACACGTACTTCATCTTCTAAAGCTTTTGCTACTTGAAAGGATGCGTCACTTATGAACGGTTCACTAGGTAGGATATCAAACAGTACCTTCACTCCTAAGAACGCAACAAGTCCAGGCTCTAAGTCCCATATAAAAGGTAACCAAACAGGTACAGGAGCATTGGGACGTGCGTTGTCTACAAAGAACTTGTTAATTGCTTGCTCAATCGGGACGTGTACCTCTCTGCCTAGCTTTTTATAAGCTGGTAACTCGGAGTTCAAACCGTGCTTTTTATAAATCTCTTGGGCTTTTCTATATCGTGCCTTGCCCCATGAGATCATGCTTTCCTCAATCTTTTTTTCTTCTTTCATCGTTCAAATGGTTTTCAATTAAAGACTTTTTATATAACGCTTCCCTCATGATTTGCTCTCTAAACTCTCTCGGTCTAGGACGGCTCAACTCTGTTCGTATTCTCTTTCCGTTCTTGTCATAACCTAATTGGTTCTTATCCCAAAACGCATCGTATGCTTTTGCTACTTGCTCTTGAAAGGTGGAAGAGATAAAAGCGTTATGATCAAAGTCTTCCCAGTTCATGTTTCGTCCTCCTCCTTAAATTTTGAATGTAATTCTTCGTAGCTCTCGTATCCTTTATAAAGATACCAGTCGATGTTACTGAATAAGCGTCTGTGTCCACCTCCCCATTTATCACAACGCCAAAGTTCAAACACTCCAACATCAAATGGATCAAGCTCATAGAATAACCACTTCTCCAATCGCTTTAGTTTAAGTTCATTTACTGGGAAATTATTTTCTATCTCCCAAAACTGAAAGATAAAATCACGCTCATCTTCACCTCCTTCAAGTTTGATAAGACGAGTAGCATCAGGTATTAAAGGAGGAAACACATCGCTTTTACATCTATCATTATCCCAATCATATGTTTCTCCATAACCTTCAACCCAGTCGTAAGCTTCTCTAAGTTGTTTCCTCGCTCCGTTCTTTTGAAGGTCTGGGAAATGTTCACTTAACAAAGTAAAACTTTCTGCTTCAGTGAATTTAAGTTTAGTTGTCATTATCTTTTTCTTCTAAGCTATCTAAAATATCTTGTTCCTTTTTCGCTTTAGATAAGGTCATGCAATCAGGTTCAAGACCAGATTCCCACCTCATCTCATCAATGTCATCTTGGTTTATATCAAGAAAGCTGTCTGAAGGTTCAAGTAACCAGTATTTATTTTCCATTGTTGTATTCCTCCAATAGCTTTTGTAAGGACAGGTAAAGGTTAAAGTATTTATGTTCGGGATCAAGCACACCTTTAAAGTGCTCGGTCATTATATAGTGCATGGTTTCTTCTATCATATTTCTTGGTTGGTTAATGTATTTAAAATCTTTAGTTGTTATTTCTGTTTTCATAGGGTTGTCTGTTGATTGTCTAATGCATCCTTCTATCGTGCTATAACCTTGGTCAAAACTACAATGAGGAGTCAAAGAGGAAAGGCAAGTTAAACATATGTCTCCCTCTCTGTCCATACCTCGCAAGGTTAATCCACATTGAATGCAAGTCTTCATTAATCGCTGTATAAAAAGCCTAAGCTTATTAAGAATATCAAAGCGAATAGCAATAGCATTTCTAAACTCATAGTTTTATTTCTTTCTATTTAATTTCTTCAATTCCTTTAAGACTGATTTGTATTGCTCAATCTTTTCCTCATGGCTACTCGCTCGTCCAGTAAACAGGTGAGGTAAGCCCTTAAGATGCCATTCGATGTAGACTTCTTTATAATCGCTTACAATTCTGTAAACGAAAGCCTGGTCTTCTATGTATTCTGTTACGCTCATAGCGAACATATAAAGATAAGCAAAGCCCAAGTGGCAAGCACAATTACTGGTGACAATAGCCACACTATAGCTTGTTCCTTTTTGCTTGGTTTTAATGAGTTAAACATATCTTGTATGTCGGTTGATTGGTTGGTTGGTTTTTTCATGCGTAAGTTGCGTAAGTTTTAATATTGTTGAAAGCTTGTACTTCAAAATCATTTACTGATCTTAATTTTCTAGTACTTCTTTTGGATTGGTTAGTTGTTTCAATGTTTTCAAAATATACATTAAAAGTGTTTTCCAGTTGCCATAATATATCCTTTTCAGTTGATAACATATGGAAGATAGAAAGAGAGCCGTCCATTTGATTAAGATAATCTTCTAATCTTTCATTTTGCTTTTCATTTAATTGGATAATTAATCCTTCATGAGTTGTTAAGTCTGTTATTAGTAGTTTCATGTTTATATATATTATTAGTTATTAATTACTTATTGCTTGTTCGATTGCTCTTTTCTTCTTACTTCCGTGTGGATTGATCCATATTGACTTTGCACCAATACGATTGCCCTTGCAAAGCTGGCATTGATCACACGATAAACCTTTACTATCCGCAAGGCATTCTATGGTATCCTTTGGCTGGTCGGGTGATACATGGAAATAACGTAAGTTCTTTTCTTTTGCTCGTCTTACTGAGTCGTTTGTTTCAGTCGATGCCATAAAGTAATTACCGTATGCTGTAGCTCGTTCTTTGGACATCTCTTTCCAATCGTGAAAATATCCTGTCCACCCATCGCAAGATTCAGTGATCATTTTAATGATAGAAAGAGGAATTAAAGATGGATTACCATAAGCTCCGAATCTTACTTTGCGACCATTAAAAACACTGTCATATAAGAATGGATCAAGTTTAGGATAAGAATTCTTTTTGTAAGCTTTCCATATACTATTCGGAGCTTGTCCGACATTGACGTAACAGCCGTTACCACTGGCAAACTTGCAACCTGTACAAATGGTAGAAGCATCAAGCCCTGATTTAACGCCGTCAACTGGTGAATAATCTGACAATAGAATCCATAATTGAATCATGTTGCCAGTTTTTCTGTTACTTGTTTTAAGGGTAGCAATTACAGCATATTTTGAGCCGTTCTT